GGATCGTTAAATCCTATTGATAGACCTTCAATACTTTTTGTAATGTCCTTGCGGAACTTACTGAAATCAAAAGGTTTTGCCATTTTAATTATCCACTTCCATACTGAGTGCTTCTTTGATTACTTCAAAGAGTTCTGCTTCTGTAGCGCACATAACTTTGCAGTTTTTCCAATCATTCTCTTTGTCTCTTCCACCGACTTCAATCATAAAGCCGTTATCGTAACGATTGATTGTAAATGACTCATTTACTTTTGATAGTTTGTTTAATTTTTTTGCCATGTTATTATCCTTGTTATTTGTGTATGCCATTAGTATACACGCTGAATGGTTGCTTGTCTAGCATGTCTGGACATTTTTCTGCCATTGAATCAATTTCCCAATCTTGAGGAAAATGTCTTAGTGCGCCTCTAGCTCTGTCTCTAATGATGCTAGGCACTCTAGGTGTACGACCTGGGTCGCATAGTTCCTCCAACAATTTTTTACCTTGCTTAATAGCGCGGTAGCGTTCGTCTGGTAGTGTCATCGTGGTTCCTAAGGAAGGGAGCAATTGCTCCCTATCCAATAAGTATTACTTATTTTGTCTAGCACGAATCATCGCTAGGATGTCCTGTGCCTTATCCGTTGAAGTTGTTTTTGGAACTTCAATAGGAGCCGATGCTGACGTAGATGCTTCATCATCCCAAGGTGGTGTAGAAGTTCCTGCTACGGGTGTTGCTACGGGTGCGCTAGTTTCAGTAGTCGCTGTTGTTTTAGCCGTAGCACCTGCTGGTGCTTCTAGTCCATATGGACGATAGTAATTACCCCAACGCTCATTGTCATAAGGTTGACCATCAACTGATGCCTCAAACATTTCCTTAATGATACGCAATTCTGCTTCACTAGGCTTCTTGGGCAAGAAGTCAGCTAAGTTAAACAAACCATGTGCTTCAATAGCGGCTTGCTCTGCTTCTGTGAGAGGACTCTCTTTACGTGCCCAGTTACTTGTAGAATAATCTGCGTAACCACCCTTGCTTGTTTTCTTAATATTGAAATCAAGACCACGCAAGAAGTCTGTTGGCAATTCTTCAATCTCCGGATCCATCAAACCAGATTTAACGATTGGAATGATTTGTGGGCTGATGATGAATCTGCGAATAGGGTTCGCAGGGGTCTTGTCATCACCTAGTGGGTTCTGACGAACAAAACCTTGGAACAAGTAACTACGCTTCTTCCAGTACTTGTTTGCCATTTCTTTCAATGTTTCATCTTTGTACCAAGGACGAACTTCTGCCAAGATAGGGCAGTTGTCACCATACATTTCTACGCATGGTACTTGTACTTCAATACGTTTAACGTTAGAATCGCCCTTAACGCCATTGAATGGAAGTTTGATAATTTGTTTCTCTACCCAAAAGAAATCATTCTTTGAGTTGCCATCTGGTAAAAAACGAATGCTAGCAGTAGTGCCTTCATCCATATTCCAGTGTGCGTAAACTGAGTTATCAGCTTGGGTGTTAGAACCCTTGTTTGTTGTTTTGTTTTCTTGTGCCGCGATACGGGCACGAATGTCTGCTAATGATGCCATGATATTTTCCTTAATAAAATTGAGATGGTCTCTGTTTTTTTATGCGGTTTATTTACCCTTTTAGAATCGTTTCTTTGGCTTGTTTCGTCTGCGTGTAGCAAGTGTTTTATCTGCTACTTGCTTTACGGCAGCCACTTGCGGTGTGGGCATCTGCGGCAATTGCTTTTGAATCATTTGCAACATCCTTGCATCAGCAGGATCATTTGGGTTTAATTTTTGTCCACCAATCTTAACTGGCTCACTAGGCATTGTTTGTGTTTGCAGTGCAGGCTCACTTGGTGTATTTGCCGGTGGTGTCATGTATGGATTAGGACGACCGGTCTGTTGGGTAAGTGATTGTTGCGGTACAGTAGTAGTAGTAGTAGTAGGAGCAGTTGCGGGTGCGCTGGTTCCAGCAGTCGCAGTTGTTTGGGCCGCAGGTTGCATTACTGGTGGCTTGAATGTAGTATTCGCAGTAGAGTAACCAGTTGATCCTCCACTGAAATTCGGAGTTTTTGCAACTACAGGTTGTGTTGTTGATGGCTGATTCTGTTGCGATTGTTGTTTCCGTTGCACTGCAGGTATATCAGTATCTTGTCCTACCCATGATTGCTTTGGTTGCATGGTCTGTGTGGGTTGCGGTGTTTGTTGTGTGGGTTGCGGTGTTTGTTGTGTGGGTTCCGGTGTTTGTTGTGTAGGTTCAACCTTAGGTGTTTCAGGTCGCTTTAATGGATTACCCATTATATCTACACCCTTACCTTGACCAGCAGGTCTTGCGAACTGCTTAGTCAATGCATTATTGTATGATTTAGTAGTGACTGCACCTGGAGTGAACATACCACCTTGCGGATCAGTACCAGACTTTGATCCAGCAACGTTTTTACCGTTCTCACGATTTGCTTGACGTTGTGCCCTTACTGCGGCAGCGGCACGGTCTCTATCAAGTTGTGACTTGTAGTCACCACCCATTGGATTCTGTACACGAACAACTTCATCAATACGCATTATTTTCTCACTAATCTTCTGATAGTGTCTAGGTCGTCTTGACCTTCACCAACTAAGTCACCAATCGTTGCTGGCTTGTTAGCTTTAGGACCTTTGTTACGCCATTGACCTGCTTCACCTGTAGCATAATCACCTGCAAATTCACCTTCTGATACAGCTTGGTCTACATCGTGCATGTTCATAGTCATCATATCACCATTTGATGTTTTAACTGTGACTGTGTTACCATTTACTTTAACAACTGTTCCTTGAGATACTTTCATACCTGGGCGAATTTCAGTATCACCATTGTCTTCTTTTACAGGTTTTTCTTTATCGCTATATTGAGCACGAATATTTTGCATTGTTTTTTCGCTAGCATGTTCTTGACCAGCTTTACGTAGTGCATCCATACCATCTTCACCGTACTTCTTGTCACCTAAGTATGCTTGTAGTGCGCTTTCATCAACTTCTTTTTCTCTTGGCTTAGCCATGTTAGGCTTACCATGTTGTGCTGATGCATCGCTTCCGCCACCTAATTTATCAAATACTTTCTTAGCCATGTCTCCTAGACTTTCATCGGCAATGCCTTTGCCATCACCTGCGCTGGCTAGTGTTTTCCATTTTTTAGGATTATCTGTGCCTGTGTCTTGTTGTGCTCTAACTGATGTGTTCTTAACATCAGGGGCTTTCCAAACACCATCCCAACCAAATGCAGCCGAGTCAGCTCCTTTTGTTGGGAGGCCGCCGCTAAATGCTTTATTATCTTTTCTATTCTGTTTTACTGAGGCAGCAAGTTCATCACGTTGAGCTTGGTTATAAGGTCTTCCTAACTGATCGGTAGGATCACCATATGCACCCTGTTGTGGTGTGTGCTTCCAATCTGGTGTTACGAACCCAGCACGAACAGCTTCATCCATGCCCCCACCACCCAATGAACGTTCTATTTGTTTGATCCAACCACTTACATCACTTGAACCAATTTCTTCAGCATCACCTGCGAAATCTGCAACGTCATCTATAGCTTGCATGACTGCAACAGGTCCATATTTCTTTAATAAGTCTTGGCGTTGCATTAAAATTCTACGAGTAATAGCACCGGCTACTGGATTGTGTTCTTCATTTTCTTCTAAATCAAATGCTCTCATGTTTTTGGCATCTGTTCTTACATTGTGTGCCAATGTCTCTGCACCAGGAGCCTCTGTTAACTCTGATTCAGCGTTATCTATTGCATCAGATGCTTCGTTATCTTCAATATCTTCATCGCCCTCAATTAACTTATCTGCCCATTCACTCAACTCATTGACTTCTGACATTTCACTAATCTTCTTCTGTAGTTTAGATAAGATTGGCATTACATTTTCAATGCGTGGATCAACTGTTTCTTGTACAAACAATTCGTTGATATTGCTCATGTCACTTTCATCTTCCATTAATGGAGGAGTCCAACTTTCAAAGTATGCATTGTAACCACGATGACCGGCTAGTCTACCTAAACTCTCACGCAATGCTTGATAATGATTAATACCTTCAGCAATCAATTTCTGTGTTGACTCTGTAAATTGGCCATTGCGAGTAGCACGAACGAATCCTGCCATCTTTGAATATTCTTCGCACAAGCTACCAATGTGATTCCAACGATCATCATGTGGCATACCACCTTCTGCAATGTGTCTAGCATATACACGTGCAATGCCAGGACGAATTGTAGGTGCTAGGAATCTTTCACCTTGTTCATTTTCTAGGAAGATTCGTTCAACATTACGATAACGTTGTTCGCCTTCTTCAATTTGACGACTATGTTGTAACACAATCTTTACGCTAGGTACAGCATCACTGTAACTTGCTTTTTTACCCATTGGGTAGTAACCTTCTGCGATTGATTCTTTTTTCTTCATATATTCCCTCTTTGCCATGTCGTGCTTTAAGTTGCTTACATTACGTAATTCAAAACTCAATTGATATTTTTGTGAAAATCTTTTCAATTGATTTAATAATTGGTACCAAGATACATCATCTGATTCTGATTCTTCTTTTTCACTATTAGCAACCTCATCACTAAAGTAAACAGTTAATTTATGTAAACCGTCAATAGAAATAGTGACTGTTCCATAGTCTTCTCCGTCTTTGACAAAGTTGAATTGGAACACTTCTGCTTCCTCAGGGGTAGGAATTTCCTTACCTGAAGTACTTAACATAGTAGGATCTAGACCTTTGCTATGCAATAGTTCAAATAATGTGCGGTTTAATGATTCTGTGTTTTTTGGCATAATAGTATTTATCTTTTTTGTCTTAGCTCATCACCGCAAAGAACGGTAAAGGAGCGACAAATTCATCGTGGTCACGTATCCGATTTTCTAAATCAAAATGATAATCACTTAATTGCTGTAACATACGTGTTACCAATAAACTTGCCATAATCAAATCGTCTGTATCACCAATTTTAGCCGCATAACTACCACCGTGTGCTACAAATGCTTTTAATTCACTGATAAGACTACGACTATTTATGGTCATTTTCTTACTTTCAACTAGTGTTTTGAACTTAGCACAGCTTGCCAATTTGCTCTTGTTAGTTGTATTAAACCCTCTACGACCTTTGCCTGTTTCACTGATAAAGATACCCGGGATACCTGATTCACCATATTCATTTAATGAGACAATGGCGGCTTCTCCGATACCATTACATTCAATGCTGTAATAGATGTTGTTAGGTTCTCCGGTGCATTCTGCTATGTACTTGTTAATCTGAGACAATAATTTGATTTGACTTGGAATGTCGGTTTTATTGTGCTTCCATTCACCGATCTGTTTAGTAGTATTTGCTTCAAAGATTTGAATAGCAGCCGGGTCACCACCTGTACCCAAACTTGGATCTAACCCTACACAATAAATATTACCTTTGGTAGGAGTGTCATACCAACGAACTTGTCCAATACGACTAACAGGTTCGATGCCCTCCATAGCTATCAATGTATTTGGATTAATAAGTGTTTCGTCTGCAATAATAAATTCGCAACCAATCTCTCGGTTAAAACGATCCTCACCAAGCTGTGATTTCATTTCGGCTGCCCACTTATCATCTCTGCCGGGTTGTTCGCTCCAATGCGCTCTGTATGCTCTGAATCCATTAATTCCTACTTCAGTAGTGTTGCCAAAATCATCTTCTGTTTTGTTAGCACCTTTCCAAATGAAGGCAAACTGATCCTCATCACTATTTGGAGTACTTGTAATAATTGCTTTACCACCAGTTGATAGTGTTGGGGTGATAGCTGTCCAAAATTCTTTAGCGATGCTTGGTCTAACGAATGCAAACTCGTCCAAGTATAATAGTGTAATAGACATACCACGACCTGTATTTTCAGTTGTAGTAGCTGAAACTATACGAGATCCGTTCTCAAAGTCTAATGAACCTTTGTTGTATGTTGTTACACCTGCTTTAATGTGATCGGGACAGTTCTCATATGCATAGCGTATTCGTTGCATAATCTCCTGAGCACCTGTATACTTGTGTGCCGCAACTAAGATAGTACTGTCTGGAACAAACATGGCATACCAGAGTAAGTATCCTGCGGCAGAAGTTGATTTACCTGACTGCCGAGGCATTAAGCTAATAGAGTAACGATAGTTGTGATATGTTTCAATCAATCGTTTTTGATAAGCCCAAGGATGATAGACCATACTCCCTTTAGTAGGGTGTTGTATCATAAAGAAGTTATCCATAAAATATAGATAACCTGTATCTGGGTCACAGCATTTAATAAAATCCTGTAGTTCTTTATCAGTTTTGAAAACTGTTTTAGTATAGGGATTCTTTACTAGTGATGGTGCATTACTCATAAAGAGTATTTAGTTTAAAACAAAGTATGTATTATAGAAAGTTTATCTTTGAACATAGGATAAAACTCTGATTTACTAAGTCTATACTGCATTTCAATATTCTTCTCTATTGCTTTACCACGTGCATAATCCATATCCCTACCATTAATTTTTTTATACAAATCTTTGATGTATTCAACGTCAAATAGGTCTTTGAATTTTATAATATAATCATATTCGTGTTGAACATCTTTGTCAAGTTCTTGTACTGATGCAACTTCAAAAAACGCACTACCTATAATATTATCCATATTTTCATATATGTATTCTACAGTAGGTGTGGGAATTTCATTTGGAGATAATTTAACACTGAATCTATGATAATGGTGGAGGCATTTTGGGAGTATTTTCTAAATCGACTAATAACTCCCAATCATATTCTACATCACGTAAGCAATTAGTTAAAAAATCACCCCTACTACCAACGCAGTAATTAATAAAAAAACGATTCATCAAACATTATTTAATGTCTAACGGTCTTGCTTTGGTGACCATAATACAGTAGAACTTCTCTTTTGCTGTATATTCCTCACCTTGCTCATTTTTACCTTGAATATCAAAAGCTAAGTTATTGAACACATCAATATTAAAGCCACAACGTGTGATTAATGCGGCTAATTGTTGCTCGCCAAAAATACTATAGTGATTCAAATTCCATTCGTGTTTACGGTCACAGTCGGGAGCAGGAACTTCAATGTAAAGTTTGCCGCCTTGTTTCAATAGACGATTGTATTCCATCAAACTAAAGATAGGATATGGGCTATGTTCTAATGCGTGACGTAAGAAAATGAAGTCTACGCTTTCATCAAAATATCCGTCTTGTTGTGGAATAAAACTCAAATCATATTTTGCAATTTTATGACCCTTACTTTCACAGATTTGAATGTCGCCAGGACTTAATGTAACTCCGGTAACATTCGTGTATTCACGCTCTTTCATTCCATCTAGGAAGTAACCAGGGCCACAACCTAAATCTAAGATTTTAGCATCTTTGGGTAAATTTAGCGGGTCTATGTATTTTGTAATAACCTCTTTGGTGAGATTTTCATGCATCGGACTAACGCCCTCATCATAGATATGTGCTGTGTACAACCATTCGTTGTAGAATTTTAACTTGAGTAAGTCGAGGGTGTTGTTAATGTCAATCATTGAGATTCCTGTAATTTGATATAATTACTTATTCTCAAAACTGACAGTGAAATTATTTTCTTTTGTAACCCTTGAAAGGTTTAACTATGCTTTGAGCATTTGTATCGGGCAATTCTTCACTATCTAAATCACCTTTGTTTAAATCTATGTATTCTAATCCGGCAGCTTTATATGCTAACCTAAGCATATCTTGTTCTTCTTTAGTGTAAGGATGTGCAGTGTTGTGTTTACCTACCCAACTTTCAGCAGGCATGTTGATTGGATTTATTCCATCACTACTTGCTACAGCCATCATTAAACGATTTAAATCATATTGTCTATCATAGCTGTCTATTTTCTTTGAAAAAATATTTAAACCGCGGGTAGATTGTTGTTGATGTTTAGTTATTTTGCCAACTTTGGATTCGGATATAAATTCATTTGCTCTCATCGTTTATATCCCTTAAAGCCTTTTATTGGTGATTGTGTTAATGTGTCATCCATCTCATCACTTCCAGGGGTACTGACTGATTTTTTACCAGACTTACCTATCTTAGCCAATGCTTTATCAATTAATTCACCTACACCAGAATCCATTGAACTAACAATTTGATGTTCACCCCAAGTACTAGCCGCTCTGAACTCAGGTTCATTGCCGTTATGAACCCCATCTTTTATCCCACTCTCACCTCTTACGGCTGCAATCTAATGCAATATTTAATCCGTTTTCGGTATCACCAATGAAAGTTATCTGTGCTGAAATAAAGTGTAGTAACACTTGGTCTACAATAGGATTAACCATTAGACGAACATTACCATCAAACACATCCATGTTGTAGCGTGTCAATGCATTACCAAAGAATGTAGTACCGTATCCTGTGTATTTTACATTGGAACTATCATTTGATATCTGTGCAGTAATAGTTATATCTTGACTATCGGGTGTTCCCGTATCACTGGATCTAATTTGGAAACTTGCTTGTGAAAACATATTAGCTGGAGTTTCAAATACAACTTGATTAGGTGTTAGTCCAATACTGTACGTGCTAGATGTGACAGTTCCGACATAGAACAAGTTACTGAAGTTATTATTAATCTTCTCAAATGCAGTGCGTAGTGGGTCACCGGTCCCGTCATTCGGTGTAGCACCTACATTGATATATTCTTGGTTGTAATAAGGTCCAATTGGTTGCGTAAATGTTAACATTAACGCAGTAGGATCTTCTTGTATTGCAGGAACTGATGACCCTAAGTAGATATTGTTGGCATTAATAGTAATATTGCCAGAGAAATTTGAATTACTAGAGTTTGAACTATCATCAGGGAATTGACTAGGATCAACTAACTCAATACTGGCTGCGGGAGCTAATGCAAACAAGTTTGCAAAATTATTATTAATTTTGTCAAAGGCTAAGCGAAGAGGATCACCTGATCCGTCATTTGGCACTTCGCCTGTATCAATGATTTGCTGTGTCATAAAAATCCCTAGATATAGTATTTATCTATTATCAAGCCAACTGTTAGGTTGCTGTATGATAATAGTGCGTCTACTATCAAGCCAACTCTTAGGTTGCTGTATGATAATAGGACGCTTACTACGCTGGATTTCTTGTAAAGCTCTGATAGCTTGTATCTTTACTTCATTGTCTGAACTCTTAACCATTTCAGTTAAGGCTGCTATACGTGCGGCTTCTGCTACTGTAGCATCTCTACTTAATGACTTTTGTGCTTCTACGTATGTAGGATAGTGATTATCTGTAGCACATCCTGTCAATAATAAACACAGTGCTAATAATATGCTACTATTTTGCGATGCCATCATAAATTTTCTTTTGTGCATTATACCAATCTTGCCATCCATCTACCTTTGCACTACATTCCCAATACAATGAATAGTTATGTACAACTACTTTTAACATCTCAGTAATTGCCACTGAGTCACCCTCAATCTTTTTGAGGTCTTCGCATTTCTTCATTAATTCAGGGGTAGCATTGGGGAACTTTTGAGTGACAGGAACTGTAGTAGAACATCCTGCAATAAACAATAATGAAATTAATAGATATTTCATTTCTTTGCCTCCGCAGCCTTGTTTAATTCTGTTGCCTGATTATGAATGTTAATCATTTCTTTAGGTACAGGGCAGTTTTCAATATACTTGATTACTTCTTCTCTCCTAATTCTTTCAGGACCTTCTACTTCTTTGATTACTTCTTTTGTATTCCATCTATCAACATACTTGATAATGTCACGGCCTTTTTCACGGATTACTTTAGTCTTTTCAACAACTTTTTCTTGGATCTCTACATTAGTATTAGCTGATTTTGCTTCGGCTTGGGCTACTTTAGCTTCCATCTCTTTGACTCTGAGTTCCCACTCTTTATAGTCAGCTAGACCGCCCTCAAGATAGACACCCAAGACTAATACTAACAGACTTATGACCTGAATAGCTAGTTTATAGGTTTTAACAAAAGGAATGAATCCTAGGACGAATCCTGCGATTGTGCCCAAAATACCTAATCCAAAGATTATATGTATTGCGGCTTCTGGTAGTATTGATAGTATCCACATAAAGTTATTTATGCAAAATTTTATACAACTCAGGGATAGTATCTGCCAAACTAGTACGTTGTATTTTGTCTAACATTTCATTAAATTCAAAAAAAGTATCAATTTCTTCCGGATGTTCAGTAACAGCAAAGCATATATTTTTTAATGTTTCTAATTGGCTATGAAATAACTCAGATTGATATTGACACTTATCATTTACCCAAGTTTCGATTCTATTCCAGCATTCAATCTTATATTCATTTGGTAAATGCAGTATATTAAGATAGCTTGGATTTTCTAGCACATTCAAAAAAACATCTACTACTAGTTTATCAGCTTGACGATTGAATTTTTCTGCGTATTCAAATAAATCTGTTATACTTCCTAAGTTGACTATTTGTATTACCGGTGCGAGTTTTAATTCAATATTATCTGCCCGTCGTTCTACTAGCTTTTGTATATTCTTGTCAATTTGCGACCAGTCACTAGGGTAACGTAAATATTCTTGTACTGAATCATATCCATCTACACTAGCATAAAAACTAACTTTTTTAAACTCTACTATTAAATCAAAAAAATCAGACTTATCATTAGTTAAGTTAGAATTGATAATTAACGAAATGTCTTTACAAATTAGAAAATAGATTGCTGTCAAAAATTTCTGTTTCATACCAGTCATTAATATTGTAATTACTATTGTGATAAAACTTTTTTAATTTAGGATGTTCAATTACTTGTTTATCCAACTGACTACTGTTTAATGGTATACAACTTCTGCATTTTAAATTACAAAGATTACCAAATCTTAAATCAAAATATTCTATGTCTGATTTTACTGTAGTTTCTGTTTGATTCAATTGATCGGCAAATCTACGATTAGTTATTATTCTTTTACTTTCTTTACCATAGCTTTCTATTTGTGTACATTGACTACACCCCGGTACTGTTTCTCCTGATAACATTTTCTGACGTATTTCTATGTAGTCAGGACTATTGTAAAAATCTTCTATCTTATCATGACCTAAATTAAATTTAGTACCGTCGGACTTTTTGATATAATCTCTGGATATACAGCATGGCTTTACACTGCCATCTGGATCAACTGAAACATTGTTCCATGGCATTATACAAAAACTTTTACTCATAAAACTTTATAACCTTCTCTACTATATAGTCCACTTCCTCATCAGTTAATTCTGGATACATCGGTAAGCTTAATACTCCCCTGCTTAACATTACACTAGTAGAAAGTAAATCTGGCTTTGATAAATTCTTTGTAGTTGGTAAATCACCTAGTACATAATTATAATGAATCTTGCTATCAATACCATCAGTTAGTAAATGCGTATGTAAACTGTTTCGATCAGGTAAATACATTACAAACTTTTGATGTGCATGAGGGTTTACTGTATCTGACAAACAACGTAAAGGTAGTTCTTTAAACTTACCACACCAATACTTTGCTATCTCACCTCTACGCTTTTGCCATTCATCTATGTACTTTGCTCTAACAAGAATCTGAGCACAATCTTGTTCGCTCATCTTGCTATTAGTTCCTACATCATGGAACGCAGGCTTGTTGTTGTCTCTATGCGTTGCGGCAAACAAATATAATTGTTCATCATTGGTAACAATAGCACCACCGTTTCCTGAACTAGGTAAGTTCTTTGTAGGGTCAAAGCTGATAGACATACCGCTACCTACGTCACCGTCACATACCAACCAATGTTGTGCTCCGTCTACTATAACAGCATTTGCACTAGCATATCCTGCAATAGGCCAGGGCTTGCGACCACCATAACCCATCACACAAGTATATCCCTTAAGACTATTCTCTACATCAATGATACCGTTCTTATCTGTGTCAACTAAATCTACATCCCATCCTGCAGTCAGTAATGAGTTTAGTGTTGCTGGATAAGTTAAATTAGGAA